AAGATGGATACATATACTGGATTACAAAATCGCCTTAAGTTAGTCACTAACAATCAAGTTGAACTAAATAAAGCAACGGAAGACACTTTCCGAATTGCTCAAAAAACCTATTCAGCTTGGGATTCTGTGTTACAGGTTTACCAGCGTTTTAGTGATAATGCCAAAACTTTAAACCTCACAATGGATGACACAGCACGTTTAACTGAAACAGTTTCTAAAGCTGTAGCAATTAGTGGTGCAAGCGCAGAAGCTGCTGATGCAGCTTTAGTTCAGTTCGGGCAGGCCTTGGCTAGTGGAACGTTGCGTGGAGAAGAACTTAACTCTGTAATGGAGCAAACCCCAGCATTAGCAAAAGCAATTGCTCAAGGTATGGGTATAACTGTTGGAGAGTTACGCACAGTAGCAGCGGAAGGAAAAATTACTTCTCAAGAAATTGTAAAAGCACTTAGAAATGTAGAAAAAGATGTAGATGCACTTTTTGCAAAAACCGATATCACTATTGGACAGTCTTTGACGCTGCTCAACAACGAGATTACTAAATTTGTTGGGGAGTCAGGGAAAGGTTCTGGTGCAGCTCAAGTTCTTGCAGGCACTATCCAAACTTTAGCTAGCAACTTAGATGTCTTAACCTCTGCAATGATGGTTGGTGGTGCTTATTGGCTTGGAACCTACATTCCTGCAATTTATGCCTCTGGTGTTGCTGTAGCTGCAAAAACGAAGGAATTAGCGGTTCAAACCGTAACGCAGTATGCTGCAATTCAGGCCGAGCGCGCTGCTGCTGCTCAACAAGTAATTAGCACTCAAGCCGCTGTTGCAAATACTCAAGCAACTTTAGCTGCTATTGCGGCTGAGAAAGCTCTAGAAGTACAGCGCCTTAAATCTCAAATTACTGAAAAAGGCAGAACAGCGACATTAACTCGTATGGCTGAGTTAAAGAAAATTGAGGCTCAAGTTACTAGAGAGTTGGCAGTAGCGGAAGGTGCACTGGCAACAGCACAAGCTAGATCGGCAGCGGCAGGTGCGGCTAGTGTAGGGATAGGATCACGGCTTTTAGGTTTACTTGGTGGTCCAGTTGGTATTGGGATTACAGTAGCAAGTTTAGCAGCTGGATATTTATTAATGCGAGACAATGGCGATAAAGCCAATGATATGCTTGAGAAGCAATCGCGTTATGCAGGCATGGCAGCTGATGAACTTATGAAGCTCGAAGGTGCGCAGAAGCGTGCTGCGGAAGGTGAACTGACAAAGCAACTAAGCTTGCAGAATGCTCAACTATCGAAGTCTCAGAACGAGTTTTTATTACTTACCCAATCTATCACTGATAGCAATAAGCAAAGTGCTGAAGCTTATCGAATATGGGCAGAATTAAAAACTGGCGTTATTGATGTAAACCAAGCTTTCAATAGATTAAATCAACTTTCGTTCATCAGTTCGGATCAAATTAACCAGCTGGCTGATAGCAAGAAGAAAGTAGATGAAAACACGAAAGCTGTGAAGCAAACAAACTCTGAGTTAAATCAGGTTCGTACTTCTGGTGCTAATGCAAAAGCAGGTTTTAATGATGTTAGTCAAGGTGCGAAAGGAGCAGTTCAAGACGTAACTGAGCTTAATAAAAAGCTTAAAGACATCAATAAATCACTTGCAGATCGTAAATGGGATGCAGACTTTAAGTCGGTTTTGATCACTAAATATGGTAGATCAGCAGAAGAAGCAGAGCTTCTGTTACAGACTTATCGAGAAAACCAGAAAAAAGGTTTTGCAGGTGTCACAGTTGAACAAGACAAAATTATTAAAGGCATTATTAGTCAGGAAAGTGCTCTTGATAATCTTGTAAATAAGGATAAGGAGCGCACTAAAGAGCTTGAAAAACAGCAAAAAGTGCTTTCTGTTAATGCCAAAGTTCAGGCTAATGCTGCAAAGTATGGTTTTGCTGGAATTGAGTCTAAATATAATTTGCCAGCTGGTACTTTGTCTGCGCTACATATGATTGAATCACGTGGCAATGCCAGAGCATATAACAAGACTACTGGTGCTACAGGTGGGTTCCAATTTCTTGAAGGCACAGCTAAGCAATATGGCGTAAAAGACCGATATGATTTAGCTCAGTCTGCCGAAGGTGCTGGAAAGTACATGTCTTATCTTTTAAAGCTATTCAAGGGGGATTTAGAGAAGGCAGTACGTGCTTATCATGCGGGTGAAGGCAATGTTCAAAAAGGTAAAGGTATTGGCAAGAATAACAACCAATACTGGAAGGATTATCAAGGCTATATGGCTGGTATTAACGGCTATACAGCTGGGGATATTACCTCTAAGGGATTTGATAAATTACTTCAAGACGCTACAAAAATGGCAGAAGATCAGGCTAAATTGCGCCTTCAACTGGAAAACGATGTAGCTGATGAAGTGACCAAGATTAGAAATGATCTTGCTAAGAAGTTGGAAGATGTTGATAAAGCCAACTTTACCCCAGAACGAACAGCTGAAATTAAGGCAGAATTACAGCGCCGTGCTGATAATGATGTGGCTATTGCCAAACAAGCAATTAGAAGCAAACTGGAAGACTATAAGGAGTTCCAGAAAACCGAGGAGCAGCTTTTAAAGGACAGTTTTGCAAAACGTCAGTTTGAAGCCGAACACGACTTAGAGATGACGAAAGAACAGCGTAAAGAAGCTGTTAATTTGTTAGCTCAACAGCAGCAACAAGAATTAGGTTTACTAAAACTTGCTCAAGAGCAACGTCTTTTTCAGGCTAAACAAGCTCTACTGACAGAAACCCAAGCCATGCAGGAACGTTACAGACTTGAACGGGAGGAAATTCTTAAGAATACTAAACTTTCCATTGAAGAGCGGCAAAAGCTAATCGCATTATCTAAAGCCAATCAGGATAAAGAGATACGCGATAAAGTGAATAATGCTGTTCAAAACTGGGGTGGTATTCAGGCGAGTATCACTGGTAATAGTGGTCAATTCGCTTTAGAACAGGAGCGCTTTAGCCGTTATGATGCTTCTCAAAAAGTATTTGATAGCCAGCTTGCTGATATTGAAACTCAGGAACAAGATCCAAATGCAAATATGGTGGCTCTAAATGCACAACGTGAACAAATCATGAAAGAACACTTTGAGCGTTTGAAACTGATTGAATCTACTTATCAAAATGACTCAATGAACCTTCAGTTAAGTTATGGAGCTAATGTAACTGGTGCATTAGCTGGTATGTTTAAAAATATGCTTGGTGAGTCATCAAGTGCATACCGCATTCTTTATGAAAGTCAGCGAGCATTTGCTTTGGCGCAGGCTGGTATGAATATGTGGAAAGCTGCTTCAGATGCTTATGCAAATGAGCCAGGTACTTGGTACCAAAAAGCGGCAGCAGCAGCGATCGCGACAATTAAATCGGGTACATTTGTATCTCTCATCCAAGCTGCAACACCGCAAGGCTTCTCATCAGGCGGCTACACAGGCAACATGGGTCGAGGTGATGTGGCTGGGGTAGTTCATGGTCAGGAATATGTACTTAATGCGGCTGCTACAAAACGAATTGGTGTTGATACATTGAATGCCATCAACTCAGGTGGGAGTTTTGAGAGAACAGTTTCATCTTCTGAACAGCCTGTCACAATCCAAGTGTATGTAACTGATTCAGGTGTAAACACTAATGGCGCTAATACTCAGGATCAGAAGCAGCTCGGTCAAATGATCGGTAATGCTGTTAGAACGATTATCCGGCAAGAGCAACGACAAGGCGGTTTATTATCAAAGTAACCCACTCGAAGGAGTGGGTTTTTTATTGGAGATCTAAAAATGAAATCTCTTAGAAAGCAAAAACGTCGATTTACTTTAAAAGAACACCAAAAATCAGAAATTACTTTAGGTGCGCAAATTGGTGAAGCCGTAAAGAAATTAATTCTGAATGATAAACGACAAGGAGGCTTACTTTCTAAATGAGCAACCTTAAATTCACTTTTGAATGCGACTTAGACGGAAATAGTAATACTCAGCGCTTTAATACGTTATCAAGCAAATTTGGTGACGGTTATGAGCAGAATACTTCAATTGGTATCAATAACCGATCTGGTGAATGGACTTATCAAAGAACGGCTTACAAAGCTGAAATTATGCAAATCAAAGCATTCTTTGATGACCACAAAGGAGCTGACTCGTTTCTTTGGGATTCGCCGTTAGATGGTGAAGTTAGAGTTAAAGCTGGAGAATATCAACCCCGTTGTTTAGGCGGTGATGTTTGGCAAATCTCTACGACATTCACCCAAGTCTTCTACCCTTAATTTAAACCCCTTTAAAGCCCCTTTTTAGGGGCTTTTTTTATGCGAGTAAGAAAATGACGATTCAAACAGTAAATCTAGGTACGGCACCGACTGGCGCAGGCGGCGACACATTCCGCTCTACTGGCGCAAAAATTAATGAAAACTTTACTAACCCGAGCCATGCAGCTAGTCGTTATGTAGGTTCTGCTGCTGAAAACTTAATGGAAGTTGGTTTTTGTGGGTTAGGTTCTACAGTTGCAACTAATTTTGGACCAATCGATTTAAATACAGCTAAATTACAAACAGGGTTTTATTCTGGCAATAACATTAATAATGCTCCATTCGAAAATAATAATGACACATGGGGGTACCTTATTCACCAAAATTTAGCAAGCGCCGGTGCTGGCTCTTATGAATTTCAGATGATGGGAACAATTGATGGTCGCTTTTGGACAAGAACTAAAGTAGCTGGACAAGCTCAATCTTGGTTAAAGGTTCTTAATAGTGGTAACACAACCACAGATGCCAATGGTTTTATTAAAGCTGCTTCACCGATCGTAAAACTATTTGCAGATAAAATTGAACTCAATGATGAGGCTGCTGAGCAGAACATTACTTTGGAAAAGCTCGATGTAGGGCACTACTTGCTAAAAGGAACGTCAGGTTTAGCAACGGAAGGGTGGTATATCGAAACACCTAAAGATGCAAACGGGAACATTCTTTTTGCTGTGATTTATCAGCAGTTAGAAAATAAAGATATTGAAATCAAAACTTTTAAAAAGAAGTTTGATGTTGAGTCTGCTTCAATTATTGCTGATTTGGATAATCGAGTTGATATTTCAACGGGCCGCTGGATCGATATTCGCTTGCAAGAAATTCCTAAACCAGTACCCGCAATACCAGTGGTGACAGAAAATGACCCTGAATAGTGATTTCCAGAAACTATATGTAGATGGATTAATCCATTTGTATGAACTAGATGCCAGCAGCTTAGGTGCTGGCATCTTGCGTTTTCACGGGCATATTTCTTTTCAAGACTGGGAGAAAATCTACTCTTCAATTGGTTCCGAAGGTTTAATTGGTGCCGACTCTGGCAGCATTGGAAAGATATTCGATGTTGGTGACCAGAAGGTATGGAACCGAAATATTATCTGGCAGGGTCAAGTTTTTGAGCCTATGGCTTTGGAAGTATCTGGGCTTGAAATGCGTTCAGATGGTAAAGCTTCAGCGCCAACTTTAAGCATGGCCAACAATATCAACGGCATTCAAAATGCTGTGTCTGCTTACTGTTTACAGTTTAAAGACTTTGCTGGTGCAAAACTTAAAGTTATTACCACTCTTGCTAAATACTTAGATGCTGAGAACTTCACAGCAGGCAATCCAACTGCATCGAATGAAGCTAAAGAACAAATCTGGTACATCGAGCAAAAGACATCTGAAAATGCACAACAAGTGACTTTCGAGCTGTCCAATCCAATTGATTTTGAAGGCTTGAAAATTCCAGTTCGCCAAATTACTTCACTTTGTCATTGGTGCATGGTCGGGAAGTACCGGGGCGAGGAATGTGGTTACACAGGTGTAGCAATGTTCACTGATAAAGATGAGCCAACTGATAATCCGGCACTTGATCGATGTGGTGGGCGCCTGCGGTCTTGCCGATTGCGATTTGGTGAAAATAAACCATTGCCGTTTGGTGGGTTCCCGGCTTCAAGCTTATTGTGAGGTTTTATGAAACTGACGGCAAAACATAAAAAAGCAATCATGTCTCATGCTGATGAATGTTATCCACACGAGTGCTGTGGGGTGATTATTGATAAGCAATATATTCCTTGTCGCAATGTTTCAGCTCAATCTGATCAGTTTGAAATACATCCTGAAGATTTAGCTATGGCAGAAGACCAAGGCGAAATCTTAGCTTATGTACATTCCCATCCAGACGGTACTACACGAGCCTCAGAACTAGACTTAATTCAAATTGAGTTACATCAAAAGCCGTGGGTAATTTGTTCATATCCGGATCTGGATTTTCAAGTTTATGAACCTTGTGGTTATCGTGCTCCATTGGTTGGAAGAAACTATATTCACCATTATCAGGATTGTTATGCATTGGTTCGTGACTTTTATGATCGTGAGCTAGGTATTAAGTTGCCAGACTTTGAACGAAAAGATGGCTGGTGGGAAGACAAAGATCATCCGTCAATATTGATTGATAATTTTCCAAAAGCCGGGTTCTATGAAGTGGACACTCCGCAATATGGAGATATGTTGATTTGCCGAGTACCACGAACAGAACACCCAAATCATTGCATCATTTGGCTTGGTGATAATGCAATGCTGAAGTCCGAAGATACCGAACCTTGTATTGGCAATACATTAATTTTGCATCAGCTTCACGGCCGTAAATCTATACGTGAAATCTATGGACCGCAATGGTCAACCAGAACGGTAAAAATCTTGAGGCATAGAGATGTTAAAAACAATTAAGTTGTACGGCATCTTGGGGCAAAAGTTCGGTCGTGAATTTAAGCTCGATGTCGCAAATACACGTGAAGCCATGCGTGCATTATCTGTTCAGATCGCTGGCTTTGAACACTTTATGTTGCATGCACATGAGCAGGGCCTACGCTTTGCCGTGTTTCTAAAAGGAAAGAACTCGAGTAATAAGCGAGGCAAGAAACGCCCAGCCATTTACGATCATGAAACTAAGCGCCTAATCACTGGTGACAATATCGGTGAAGAACAGCTTGATATGAATACTGAAGCTGAGATTATTCATATTGTTCCACGTGTAGTTGGTGCAGGCGGTAATGGAATATTACAGACTGTATTGGGTGCTGTGATGGTCGTGGTGGGGGTTTTAGTAACTGTAGGCACATTGGGCGGTGGAGCACCACTCGGTGCTGCATTGATTGGCTCAGGTATTGGAATGATGCTTGGTGGAGTGGCCATGATGCTTATGCCAAAGGTTGATACTACTCAAGATCAAAACCAAGATGGAAACAGAGCGAATAAAGGCTTTGGCGGTGCAGTTACCACAGTTGCACAAGGTAATCCTGTTCCAATTCTTTATGGTCAACGGGAAATCGGCGGCTTCATTATCAGTGCTGGTCAATATCCTGAAGATCAGATGTAAATTTTAATTATTTAACAGGCGCTTTCTAGCGCCTTTTTTATTGCGTGAGATTTCTTATGAATGCAGTAGTAGGCGCAAAAAAAGGCAGTAAAAAACAACGGCAACCTGTCATTTCACCAGATTCTGCTCAATCGAAAACCTTTATCAAGGTTCTATATGGTTTAGCTGAAGGCGAGATTGAAGGTTTAGCTAATGGGCTTCAGTCAATTTATTTAGAAGAAACTCCACTTCAGAATGCAGATGGAAGCCTTAACTTTGAAAATGTAAAAGTTGATTTTAGAAATGGTACTAATGATCAGGAGTACATTGAGGGTTTTCCTGCAGTAGAAAGTGAAACTGCCATCGATGTGGAGTTAAAGTCTGAAACGCCATGGGTTCGAGCTTTTAGTAATCTTGATCTTGATGCTGTTCGTTTGCGCTTAAAGTGGGGTCCTTTGCGTACTCAGAATGCTACAAATGGTGATGTATCAGGCGTAACGATCGAATACGCAATCGATTTACAGACTGATGGAGGTGTCTGGACTGAAGTACTAAAAACCAAGATTTCAGATAAGACTTCTGCAAATTACGAGCGAGCACACCGCATTGATTTGCCTCGAGCTGACTCAGGTTGGCTCATACGTGTTCGCAGACTTACACCCAACTCAACTTCGGAGTATGTCAGCGACAAGATGTATATTGCAGCTGTAACAGAAGTGATCGATGCGAAATTACGCTATCCAAATACAGCATTATTGGGTCTTCAGTATGATGCTGAGACTTTTGGAAACGTTGCTAAAGTTGCAATGGATGCGAAGGGGAGAATCCTAAAAGTCCCTACAAATTATAATCCGGTTACACGTCAGTATGTTGGAATGTGGGACGGTACTTTCAAAGAGGCATATTCTAATAACCCGGCTTGGATATATTACGATATATGCACAGTAGACCGTTATGCTTTGGGTGACCGCTTAACTCCACTCATGGTTGATAAGTGGTCTTTATATCGCTTAGCTCAATATTGTGATGAGCTGGTACCAGATGGCTTGGGTGGAGAAGAACCACGCTTTACTTGTAACGTTTATCTTCAGAGTGCCGAAGGTGCCTTTGAAATTTTAACTAAGTTAGCAGGTGTATTCCGTGCCATCACATTTTGGGATGGCAATAGCATTATTTGTGATGCGGATATTCCTCAAGATACTTACTTCACTTATACCCGGGCTAATGTTATTGATGGCAATTTTGAATATGCAGGTACTCGTGCTCGAGACAGGCACAATGTTGTAAAAATTGCATGGGACAACCCAGCCAATCACTATAAGACTGAATATGAATTTGTCCGCGATGAAAAGGCAATTTCTGAAGCTGGCCAAGTTCGTATTTTAGAAATAGAAGCTTGGGGATGTACCTCACGAGGGCAAGCGCAGCGAGCAGGTTGGTGGGCATTAAAGTCTGAACAGTTAGAAACCAGAACTGTTAGTTTTAAAGTTGGTTTGGATGGCCATATTCCGCAGCCGGGAAGAGTTATTGATATTGCAGATCCATTGTTTGCTGGACGGGCAAACGGAGGGCGTGTGTCTAAAATATCAGCAGATCGTAAAAGCATTACGCTAGATCGTGACGACGTTGTGGCAGTTGCTGGTGACCGATTGATTATTAATGGCGAGGATGGCAAAGCTCAAACTCGAATTGTTCAATCGATCTCTGGTCGAGTGGTTACAGTTACTCATGAGTTTGATGCGATTGCAGCACAAAACGTCTGGGTGATTGATGCTCAAGACTTGGCAACAATGAAGTTTCGAGTGATTTCTATTACCCAAGATGAGCATCATCAATTTTCAGTGACTGCACTTCAATATAACCCAGCCAAATTTGATGCCATTGATAAGGGTGCTTATTTTGATGAGGTTCCGATTTCGATTGTGAACCCAACAATTCAGGATCCTGTAACAGATGTCGTTGTTACTAGTGAAAGCCGAGTTGATCAGGGCATCAACGTGGCGACAATGATTGTATCTTGGGCGCAGGCTAAGGGCGCGGTTAAATATCAAGTTGAGTGGCGTAAAGATGACGGGAGTTGGATTAAGCTTCCAATAACCGGCAACAACTCAGTCGAAGTACCAGGTATTTATGCGGGTCAATATCAAGCACGAGTAACAGCGATTTCAGCTTTTGAGATAGCTTCTTTACCAGTTTATTCAACTTTGACTGAACTCTCTGGAAAGCAAGGTTTACCTCCAAAATTGGCATTTATCCAAGCGACAGGAATCTTATTCGGTATAAAACTTGATTGGGGCTTCCCTGCAACTGGTGCTCTAGATACAGCTTATACCGAGATTCAGGTTTCACCGGATGGTACTAGCAACATTGCTCAATTGGGCTTATTCGCTTATCCAACAACGACTCATACTCTGCAAGGTTTACAGCCAAATCTGACTCAATTTTATCGGGGGCGTTTGATTGATAGGATTGGAAATATTGGGCCATGGTCGGACTGGACTCATGCGACAACTTCTGCCGATGCAACAGATGTTCTTGAGCTCTTGAACGATCAAATCAGTGAAACACAACTTAGTCAGGATCTTAAAACCAAGATTGATCATATTGAGACTATTGATGCTGAAATTGGTCCAATTAAGCAAGATATACAAAATACGAAAGATCGGATTGCACAAGAAGTCATTGATCGTCAAAACGCTATTCAGCAAGCCAAAGATGGTTTATCACAGCAAATCATTGCAGGTGATGAAGGTGTTCTTGAAGTTGTAAATACTGTTAAACAGTCAAGTGATGAGGGAATTGCAGCGGCTCAAGAAAGTATTCGAGTTGTTGCAAATGATCTCTCACTCGTTGCTGAAAAAACCGATGGCGTGTATGCACAGCTTAATCCACCTTTGATTGGATCTGAATCAGATTTGATCGGTAATGATCAGGGCTTCGCAGGAACTTGGTCAGTTCAATCGGCAATGATCGAAGGGGACTTAGCACTTAGTAAGCGTATTGATACAACGGCAGTTGAGTTAAATAACTTACAGGCTTATGCACAACGAGAAGTACAAGCACGAATTGAGGGTGATAGGGTAACTGTTCAAAAAATAGATAACTATATCGCAAGTAATGATAGTGCTCTTGCAACTGTACGTGAATCTGCACAGGTAGCAGTTGAGCAGTCATCTGCAAATGCTGAAGCGATTGATTTAATTAATCTTGAGCTTGACGATAAGGCATCAACTGGTGCACTTGAGCAAGTTAAGTCTGATATTAAGAATGTAGATGACAAAGTTATTGCCCAAACTACAAGGATTGATGGAGTTTACGCGCAAATCAATCCTCCATTTATCGGGTCAGAATCTGACTTAATCGGAAATGAAGGAGGTTATGCAGGCGTATGGTCAGAGCAATCTGCTCGTATCGAAGGAGATTTGGCTCAATCTAAACTTACTGAACAGCTTTCTGCTCAGATGAATGAGAACAATGCCGTATTCAAGCGTCAGCTTGAGGCAAATTCAAGTGCTATTACTTCTACTTTAAAGTTAACTGAAACGTTAAATACAAAAGTCGGTGAGAATAGTGCTTCTATTCAAAATGTCACTGAAAGTGTGGATGGTATCTATGCTCAGCAGTTTACCAAGTTCGATGTAAATGGTCATGTTTCAGGCCATGGATCAATGAATGATGGAACTACTTCAACTTTCATTTTTAACTATGACTGCATTCAATTTGGTACTCCAGTGGGTATAGATGGTATTGAGCCAAAACCCTTAATGACATTGCAAAATAAGCCTGTGACTTTGCCAAACGGTACTGTTATTCCGCGTGGTTTGTATGTCGATAATGGTAGTTTTGGATATATCAATGCCAATCGAATCTGGGCTGATAGCTTAAGTGCTATTAGTGCGGATTTAGGTGATATTGAAGTTGATAATGCTCACATTAAAAACGGAGCAATAGACACTTTAAAAATCCAAGATGAAGCCGTTACTGTCCCTTCCGGGGTAATTAATCAAACAGAGCGTAAATTTTATTTCGCTGTTTCTAATTCAATGGCAGGTTCAGTTGGTTATACACAAGATTTAGTTACTCTTAATGTGCAAACGCAAGGAGGTAAACTAAGGATTGATGGATCGTTTGTGTTTGACTGTAAGGTCAGGATCACACAATATCCATCCTCCTACGACATTTTGAAATGTGTGACGCTAGCTTGTCGGGTATTAGTAAATGGTACTGTTGCGTACACTCAGGAAATATACCCAACATTTTATGATGGGAGCAGTACAATCCGGTTTATTGGAGTTACTGCGACACCCGTTTATATCCTACCTGCTTCCACTGGTACAAAAACAATAGTGCTTCAGTTGGCCTATATCACAAAATACTCCAATATTTATTATGGTTCATTTGTAGCTCAAGGTGGCTTTGCCGAAGCTCCTACAATAGTCACCATGTCATCTTTATCAACATTGGAGCTTAAAAAGTGACGGTATTAGTTTCAAAGAATGGTGAAGTTATTGGACATATTTTTGGTAATGAAGAGATGATCAAGCTGAATACTCCGGAGGGGTGTGTAGCTTTAGATGATCCTCCTTATCCAAATATGTTTTATCAGGGTGGGTGGGTAGAGATGCCTGCTCAACCCTCGCCATATCATATCTTCGATTATGAAACTAAGAAGTGGGTCGATAATCGATCTTTAGAAGATGTGAAAAGGCACAAATGGGAACAAATCAAACAGATTCGGGATCAGTATGAGTTTGGCGGTTTTGAGTTTGAAAATAAGCTTTATGATTCAGACCATAATTCTCAATTAAGAATTGCTACTGCTGCTTTGCTCGGCGTATCAGTTGAGTGGACTTTAAAAGATAATTCAGTTGTTAATCTTAGTCCTGATCAATTGATTGACTTAAAAACAGCACTTGCAGTGCACATTAATAACATTCATGAAAGAGGGCGTATTGCACGACAGAAAATTGAAGCTGCTTTGACATATGAAGAAATTGAAGCAGTAAATTTTTAATTTAGAAATTTCTTAGATAGCACCCAATACGGGTGCTTTTTTATTGCCGAAATTAGGGGGAAGGCATGACTGAAAATGAATCGTATGGGTTGAGATTTGAAAAGAAAATTGACTCCATTCAGAGTGATATCCGCATGTTGTCAGATCATGTTACTCGACTGACTTTCATTAATGAAGCGCACAAAGAGACTAGCGAACAGAACAAAAAGGATATCGATACATTGGATATCAAAGTCGCCAATTTAGAAAACCGCACAGCAGCGCAAGATGGTGGAATTTCTGTGCTGCGTGTATTGCTGGGAATATTTGCAGGCATCGTATTTTCATTGTGTGCGTGGGTTGGATCTTCAATTATTCAATTAAGCCAAGACCAGTCTTTAATTAAAGAGAAAGTATCACGATTGGAGGAAGCAAAAAGATGAACAGTGAAAATACTCGAGCATATCTAGCTTTCGCATTGGTGGGATTAATGTTTGTTTTAGTGATTGCTTTATTTTTTGTGGATATGCCCCGAGAAAATAGCAATCTGATTAATACAGCATTGGGCTTCATTGCAGGGGCTATGACAACTGCATGTGGCTTTTATTTTGGTAGCTCTGAATTAGAGAAAAAGAAAGGTGAATCCAATGACAACTAAACCATTCTTCGACGCCGCCCGTGTCATTGCAGGTGGTAAACTAACGCAAGCACAAGTAGATGATTTAAATAAAGTGGTCGAAAAACTTGCACCAAGTGGGAAAACGACAAGTGATGTTGGAGTGGAACTAATTTCAGGCTTCGAAGATACGCGCTTTAAAGCTTATGATGATGGTGTGGGTATCTGGACTATTGGAACTGGCACTACAGTTTATCCAAATGGTGTGAAGGTTAAGCAAGGTGATACTTGCACACCTGAACAAGCTAAAGCTTACTTTAAACACGACTTGGCCAAATTTGAAAAAACAGTAAATGAATCTGTGACAGTGCCCCTAAATCAAAATCAGTTTGATGCTTTGGTTTCTCTGACTTACAACATTGGCGCAGGTGCTTTAAAGAATTCAACTTTGCTCAAGTTGCTTAATAAAGGCGACTACAAAGGCGCTGCCGATCAATTCCTTGTATGGAACAAAGCAGGTGGCAAGGTTATGAAGGGCCTAGTTCGTCGCCGAGAAGCAGAACGAGCACTCTTTTTAAAGAAGTAACTTATATGTGTAAGCGTACCAAAGTTGCAACAATCATCACATTGCTGTGTTTAATCTTCTCAGGTTGCACAGCTCACACTATTAACACGTCTGTTAATGTTGGGATTTGTGTAAGGGCTTTGTGATGTCGCAAGTCATGATCATGGTTTCTGAATCTGGCAAGATGGAGCACACATGCAACCTTCTTGCCGAAATAAATAAAAAAGGTGAAGTCATAAAGATTTATGACCACAATGGAAACGAGCTAAAAATTAACTTTTTAAATAATGAAGTTTACTTTAATAAGACTTGGTGGCAATTCACTAATATACAATCACTTATCTAGTTGGTAAAGTCTTGGCATAATCTGCTTTTATTTGATCACAATAATCTGCCCAGCTTTGCATCATCTCTCTTCTTTTCTCTAAATGTTTTGTCCGGTTGTATGCTCGACCATGCATATCTTTAACTTTGTGAGCTAATTGCTGCTCAATAATTTCAATAGGGTAGTTAAGTACTTCCTCTAATATTGTTCTTGCAGAAGCACGGAAGCCATGTCCGCAAACTTGTTCAGATGTATAGCCCAATCTACGTAATGCTTGGTTAATTGTATTTTCTGACATTGGTTTAAGTTTGCTAGTCATAGAAGGGAATACATACTCACTTTCCCCATCGGGATCATAAGTCAGTTCTTTTATTTTCAGCAACAGTTCTTTAACTTGTCTAGGAATAGGCACAAGGTGTTGTACGCCAGTTTTATTTTTTGTTTTTGGTGGCGTATATCTCCAAAGATCAATTTCTAAGTCAATATCTGGCCACTTTGCATAACGCAGCTCACCAGGACGAACAAATACATAAGGAGCAATTTTTAAGGCCATTTGGGTAATGAATGTGCCTTCATAAAAATCGATGTCATAAAGTAGTTCAGCAAATTCATTCGATTCAGTCAAAGCTGATAAATGTTTTACTTTAGGTGTTTTTAAGGCACCTCTTAAATCTTGAGTTACGTCTCTCTCACACCTACCAGTGGCAACGCCATATCTCATGATTTGTCCGCATTTCACTTTAACTTTTTTTGCTGTCTCTAATTTTCCTTGTTTCTCATAAATGCGGCAGATATTTAAAACTTCTACTGGGGTAACTTTATCAATAGGTTTTTTTCCAATATTGGAATTTATGACTTGAAGTAATCTTTTATGACCACGGATAGTTGACTCAGCAAAATCTTGTTTGGATTCCCATTCTGCAGCAACAGCAGCAAAAGTATTTTTCTCTGAGTTTATATGTTCTTGTTCAACTCTTTTACGTTCAACTTGTGGGTCAATATTCTGAGCCAGTAAAGTTCTAGCTTCATCCCGTTTAGATCGTGCATCTGCAAGACTTACTTCTGGGTAAGAACCAAAACCAATAGTATTTCTTTTTTTTGTATATGGGCGTGAGTAATCAAAACGCCAAAATTTATTTTGGTTTTTATCTATAAGCAAATAGAGACCCGAACCGTCAGATAGTTTCAGGGATTTTCCATTTTCTGATTTTGCTTTCTTTATCTTTGTATCAGTAAGTGGGACAACGGTTTTAGGCAT